GTCGGCCCAGTCTTCCTCTTCCGCTGCCGCGACATCAGAAACGAACGCGGCGACCTCTGCCACTAACGCAGCTGCGAGTGAAACGAACGCATCTACAAGCGAGACAAACGCGGCGTCTTCCTCCACAAGCGCGTCCACCTCTGCGACTGCTGCGGCCAGTTCTGCCAGTGCAGCATCGACGTCGGCCATCAATGCAGCCAACTCAGCCTCGGCTTCGGCATCAAGCGCGTCAAGCGCATCAAGCTCTGCCACAACAGCGAGCGGGCACGCGACCACGACCACGACGCGTAAGAACGAGATCGACGCCATATTCAAGGGCGCACATAGCTCCCACCCCAGCACGTCAGGCGTACAAGTAGGAGCCTTTTACTTCAATACAGTTGCAGGCGCACTTCGTCTTTACAACGGGACGAGCTGGGTCGATGCTGTATTCGATGCGACTGGCGCAATTTTGCTGGATGATTTCGCCATTGATGTTACCGTTCAAAGCACAACATCTGGCAACAAGTATGCTTTAGACGGAACAGTTAAGAAGGCGTACATTGTCCCGTCAGTCAAATATAAATTCGATCAATCCCACCCATCAAACGCAGGCCACCAAATCCGTTTCTCGGAAACTGCTGACGGCACACACGCAACGCCAGCAGGCACAAGCTATACGACGGGAATTACTGTCGTGGGTACGGCAGGCCAAGCGGGTGCGTACACCGAGGTACGGTTGGAGCAAGACGCTCCGATGCTGTACGCATACTGCCAAGCTCATTCGGGGATGGGCTTCATTGCGTACACTGGTTCTTCTGGTGGCGGAGGTGCGGGCGGCACAGCCGCCGCGTACGCAGTCCCAGATGCGACTGCTTCTGATTACATGTGGAAGACCACAGAGATCATCCCAAACGAAACAACGATTGTAGGCACGTATCAAGGTATCTCGCCAGACGCCACGCTTTATGTTTCCGAGGCGACATCAATAGACACCCACTACAGTTACTTTGAAACCGACACAGTTCTCGGCAACCACGTCACATATGCCATCGGCTATGTTGGCGACGGGGCAACGATCACTGTTCCTTCTGGAATGGTTCTTCACGCGTTCGGAGATTCTGGATCGGCGGCGGCAGACAAGTATCAGTCAACAGGCCGAGTGGTCTACTTTGGCGACAACTAGGAGAATATAAATGGCTGGTAGATCAAGTACGACTATTGATGCAGGTAAAGCACAGAAAATCTTCACAAACACAACAGGCTCTCCTGTTGTTGTGGCTATCAATGCAATTAGCGCAGACAACACAACAAACCCAAAATGCTCAATAGTTATTGACCAAGACCCCAACCGCCCGCTCAACTTTAATTCAATTACGCATACGTTGCCACAAAACATAACGTGGGCAACAGGCGACTTTGATCTTATGGGCGACCCTGTGGGATCTTCTTCACTCGGCATGTATGTTGGCAGTGACAAGAACCAAATGACCTATAATGGGGTAAGCTTCAGCCGCATAACCAATAGTGCGGGAATGAGGTATTCTTGCTATGATCCCTACTTTTTCGACAACCCTGCTGCCTACAACAAAGAAACTGCTTACGGCGCTATTAATCCGCAAAGTAACGATATTTACTTCCATGGAGACTTGGCGGCAGACAAGTCATTTTTTGGAGACTGGCTGCAAAATTCTTACGCCACTTCTGGTACGACCTATTTGGACGGCGTCGCTCTAAGTTACGGCAACCGTGCCACACTTTGTGACGTTTGGACTGACGTATATATGGGCGTACAAAGTAATGGCTACATGTCTGCGGGTCATTTTTATAACCTCAGCAATTTAGGTAGAAGCACTCAAAACCGTACTTCTGACAGCTTCTTTTACGCTAGAAGCGTCACAAGTAATGATGACTGGGACACCAATCAAGGCTATTATGACGATGGCCTTTCTTTAAGCTGGCAATGTGACGGCGGCGTTTTTGCAACTGGGGTTGCCACGAACGCTAATGCCGACTTCAATTGGCGAATAAGCCTTATCTCTGCTCGCCATTGGAGAGCCAACGCTTCATATGTCGCTGGAGCGAGCAACATTTTGAACGCCAAAGACGCAAGCACAAACCAAAGTGCTAATGACCTTATCAACTATGGACAGGTCTATCATGCTCGGCTGGGCACTAACGTTGAGGGTGGCTACCTTTGTAGTTGGATTAAGTACAACCCGACCACCGACAGGTATTACCTAAACATGCAAGGTACTGCGACGGAGAAAAAGGGTATCTGGTCGTTCGCCCACGATGACGTTTTCTATTCTGGAGACTCTATTATAAGGTTCGATAGCGTCTGTACAAAAGAGGCGGCAACCCACGACCTTACACAGAAGACGACGCAGCCGATGAGAATTGGTGCATCACTTTGGGTTTGCTTCACAGGCAACAACTTGGGCGACGGCCTGTACTCTTCAGACTTAATTAACTGGAAAACAGCAGCGGAATATATGGGGGTTGATGAGCCAATAGCTCTTGGTTCGGATAATGATAAGCAAGCAACTCGCTTTATGATCGCGGGTTCGCAGAATGCAAACAAAGTTTTTGAAATCAATACTGGCTTTTCCTCAATCCCTCAAGCCGGTCTCTTAGAAAATGGGCTTGGCGTCGGTACATTCGAGCGCAACGGGTTGGTCTTGGACATCGGCGACAGCTTGTACCTTGAAAACCAAGACGCCTCTACATCCATCTACTCAACCGTTACGTTCGTGGAGGTCTAGCATGGGAAGAACTCTAAGAACAAACTCGTCGGGTGGCGGCGCATCAGCAGCAGCAGCAGCAGGGCTAACTCTTGACGATATTGAGAATACTTTTTTCACCAGAAGAAAGCTGCAAGAGATTGTTTTCGACTCTGGTGGCTCAAACTTAGCAGAATTTCCCAATCTCGATACAGAGCAGTACGAGAGCTTCCACCTCCGCTGCCAGCGTCTAAAGATTTCGACAAATAATAGCTTCCTCTATTTTGGTGCGATGCAGGATGCGAGCCGAATAACAGCACAAAGTTGGACTAATCAGGGTAGGAGCGGGACAAGCTTCGAGAACTCTAACACGTCTGGTGAAATGTATACAAACAACATGAACAATCAATTTGATGATGCATATAATGATGGCTCGTTCAAAGTTATTGAGTTTAATTTTCATGTGCCTCACCCGTCGAGCGACGCGCCCCTCAACAGAAGCATGTCAGGCGACTATGTCATGCATATTGGCTTAGAGGGCGGCTACCAGCAGCGTTCTGGTGAAGGACGTTTTCATTCAAAGTTCAATAGCGGCAACGTTTGCAATGGGGTTTATCTTAAATTGCCTTCTGGGAATTTCCATTCCGACAACAATGCAGACACCATCTTCACGCTATACGGCACAAAACGCCGCAACTCGAATTAACCCCCCCACTCGTTTGAAAGGATGAGAAAATGAGTAAGATCGTAGTAGATCAAATACAAAAAAACGGGGGTACGACATTTACCTTGCCCTCGACTGACGGAGACGTTAACGCGCCTCTTGTCACAAACGGAAGTGGTACGCTTGCGTACTCTCCATTAAAGCTACCAGCCGCAGATGGGAGTGCGAACAAGCCCATAACCACTGACGGCTCTGGGCAGCTACAGTTCAACCCTAATGCCCTACCAGCCACGATAGGTTCGGCTGGTCAGCAGCTTGCGGTCAACACTGGAGCAACCGCTCTTGAATACGTTTCAGCGCCCACGCCAAATAGCTCAACGTACTCAAAAACGTACGACTTCAAAACTCTTTCAGCAACAAATACTCACGACATTACTTGGGCAAGCATAAACTCGGACATCACCTACGAAAAAATTGCTGGTGTCAAATTGTCGATGTACGAAGTCGCCGCTTCGGGTGACATGTATGTTAGAATCTGGGGGCTAAATAGCACTAACACCTCTATTACTAACGGCTACTATGGCGGCAGTTATCGCGGCAGATACGACAGCAATAACATGGAAGGCTACGATAATAATGGCAACGCAGGCGACATGAAATTCCCAATATATAACAACTCAATAGCTAGCCCAGGTAGTTCCCGTGGATGTGGTATTACGGGCCAAATTATGTTTGTTCCTTGGCGCGAAGGCTCTTCTAATGAAGAGGACAGAGGTGGCGGCTGCCATTATTCAATAATGTACCAACACTCAACTCATACCTATCCCAATGTCGAGCTTGGGGGATGGCACAACTACAGCTCTTCACAATCCCCAGCGGCGATGGAAGGCGGCTTCCGTTTTTATTCTTCATCAGGTGATTTCAACCACGGCAGGCTCGTTGTCGAAGTGCAAATGGAAGAGGGTTAAGTTATGGGCAGCATATATAAAGGCGGTGTTTACCGCGAAATGACAGCAGCGGAAGAAGCAGAAAACTCTGCTATTCAAAAGCAAATATCTGATGCTTTGCCAGCAGAACAAGCTAAAGCATCGCGAATGCTACGCGATGCTCGACTTGCCAGTTGCGACTGGACGCAAGCAGCCGACAGCCCTTTGTCTTCTGACCAAAAGGCGGCGTGGGCAACTTACCGAAGCGCACTTCGCAATCTTCCAACGGCTGACGAAAACTGGCCTGACGGTGAGACTATTACTTGGCCTGACGAGCCAAGCTAATGGCGAAGGCCAAGCGTGTAGATAAGGCTAAGATGCCATGCAACAAACCCCGCCGCCAGAAAAGCGGCGGGAAGAAGTTCGTTGTGAAAGCCTGCGAGGGCGGCAAGGAGAAGGTCATTCGCTTCGGGGATGCCAAGATGTCCATCAAGAAAGATCAACCTTCCCGCAAGAAATCTTACTGCGCACGCAGCGGTGGCATCAAAGGCAAGAGCAGCAAGATGTCAGCAAACTATTGGTCACGCAGAGCGTGGAATTGCTAGGAGAAGAACTATGCCAACAGTAGGTAAGAAAAAGTTTCCGTACACAACAGCAGGCAAGAAGAAAGCAGCAGAGTACGCAAAGAAGACAGGCAAGAAAGTTGCCAAGAAGCCAGCCAAGAAGAAGTATTGATGGCTAAAACATCCAAGGAAGTCAAAAAGCTCGGCAAGAAGACGCAGTCTGGGAACATGCAGCACAAGGACTGCCCGTGTACGCAAGGATAGACCATGCCCGCCAAGAAAAAGAAACTCGACGCTTGCGCTAAGAAGGTAAAGGCTCGTTACAAGGTTTGGCCAAGCGCGTACGCAAGTGGTGCTGTCGCAAAATGCCGAAAGGTAGGGGCTGCTAACTGGGGTAACTCTAGCAAGAAGAAGAAGTCCAGTGGCAAAAGAAAATAGCTTACGGGAATGGTTTTCCAAGAACGGCGGCAAGGGTTGGATTGACTGCAAGACAGGTAAACCATGCGGACGACAAAAGGGTGAGAAACGTAAATCATACCCAGCATGTCGTCCCACAAAGGCTCAATGCACAAGTGCGGCGAAGAAGAAGAAAAGCTCTAAGCGTATTTCGTGGAAAGGAAAGAAGTAATGGCAAAGAATACTCTGAAGAAAAAAGGCTGCTCACCCGTAATGGCAGGCAAGCCAATTAAGAAGAAGTAAATCGAACCCTCAAGATGAATGTCAAAACCAAAATCAAAAACCTTATAGCCCTATCCGAAAGCAATGGCTGGGCAGAAGTAAACGAAATTATGAAGGACGAGATACTACAACTCGCCCTTCAGATGGCTCGCTCCAAGGAGATGTCCCAGCAAGAGATGGACTTCAACCGAGGTGCAATATGGGCTGCTGAACAAATGTTAAACTTACCCACTCGCCTTATCCACAAATTGGAAGGCGATTTATCACTGGATGAAACAACAGATTTCCGCCAAGGCCGAAATGAAAGGACTGACTAATGGCAAACCCACAAGATATGGACCAAGTCGCACGTATCGCGGCAAAGAAAATGGGCGCACAAGCCCCCGCCCCACAAGCACCCGCACCTGCGCCACAAGCGCAAGCACCTGCACCTAAACCTAAACCCGCTGAAGCTCCGACAACTGCGCAAGAAAAAGCTTCTGCGGCTGGCTCACCTAAAACAGAGGGTGACAAGTCTTCTCAAGACCCAGTGGTTTATAAGGTGAAGATGGGCGATGGAGACCGAGAGCTAACACAGCAGCAAATCGCTGGAACATTCGAGCGTTACCGTGATCTAAACTACAAGCAGGCGCAGATGAAGCCTGTCATGGAACTTGCTGAAAAGATGATGAAGGCAGGCAACGCCACACCAGACCAAGTTGCTAAGTTCATGGGCGCAGCAGCTCAAGCCATGACGAAGAACGCGAAGATGGGTCGCTCACAGAACCCACAGCCAGCAGGTACAGCACAACCCGCGCAGCCACAAAACGGCAATGCGGCTTGGAAAGACCAGATGTCAAACGAGCTAAAAAAATACGAAGACGAAAATGCGATTACTCTACCCCCAGGATATCGTGAGGGCATGGATCGCATGGAGCGTATGGAAACCCAGATGAAGGCTCAAATGGCTGCGATGCAAAAGGTATTGCAGGCCAGTCAGGGCAATGCTTCCCAAAGCGTAGAAGCTGCTAAACAAGCTGGGATGGACCGCGCTGGTACTGTTCGTCAAGCAATCTCAAATAACCTAGATGCTGCACAGCAAGCTAACGGGTTACCAGACGACGACGCCAAGTTGTTCATGACATTTGCGGGTGAACGCGGCTACACGGCAGAAGACTTTGCTGATAAAGCTTTGACCAATAAAGTCATGCAAGACTTTAAGAACGCAAAGAACGGGCCAGAGCTTGCACGTTTGCAGGAAGTACAGCAGCGACGCCAAGCATTCATGCAGGCTCCAAACCGTGGGCCAGCGGTTAGCCAAACCAACCAAACTGGTCCAAGTGACATCCAGCGTATGGGCGCATCGGCTATGAGCAGAGCGATGCAGCAAGGCCGCGTACGCAAAGGATAAAAATAGGGACGACACACCCTTCAAGCCTGTCGTACACTACTCGCGTACGGCAGGCGCTACGGCTCCATCAAACCGAACATTATAGGCACAAAAGAAAGACGACGTGATTTCCGCGTTTTATCTGGCGTACCTCGCACAAAATTGAAACCCCTTTAGAAAGGATACCAGCTATGGCTGCTATACAAGGATTGCGGGGAACAGGTCAGTTCGATACGGACTTCCGCCCCAAGAATTATCGTGAACTTTTTACGCTGCTTGAGCCAAACGGCAATGCACCGCTAAATGCTCTTCTCTCAATGACTTCTTCTGAAGGCACGGATGACCCTGAGTTTAAAAACTTTCGCGACGAACTGCCAGAGCGTGCATTGCAGGTAAACGGAGCAGTATCTTCTGCGTCAACCACCTCAGTCACTATCGACGCAGGTAACGATAACTTGTTCGCCGTTAAAGGCACAATTATCGTGAACAGCGAAACTGGTGAAGTAATGCGTGCTACTGCTGACAGTACGGCAACTGGTCTTACAGTTGAGCGTAACATTGGCGGGACGTCACACACCATTGCGGACGACGCCAAACTCTTCATCGCAGGCACAGCCTACGAAGAAGGCGCGAACTCACCTACTGGTGTCAGCTTCGACGCGTCAGTGGCTTCAAACTTTACCCAAATCTTCCGTACCTCTTTCACTGTCACAGAGACATTGAAGGCGACTAACTTGCGTACTGGCGAGAAGGAAGATGAACTGGCAACCAAAGCTCTTAAATTGCACATGCAAGATATTGAGCGCGCCATGTTCTTCGGTAAAAAGCACGAAGCAAACGGAAGCACTTCACAGCCATTGCGCTACACAGGTGGTCTCATCAATACGATGTCGAGCGTGATTGACCGCTCAACTGCATCTAACTCGATGACTGAAGACCAGTTTGACCGCGCATTGATTGAAGATGTCTTTGCGTTTGGCTCAAAGCAGAAGATCATGTTCTGTGGTGCTAAAGTTGCAGGTCACTTGCAGAAGATGGGCAAGGACCGTTGGCAACCAACTGCTGTCGAGGGTGCGTACGGAGTGAACCTAACTCAATACACCACATTTGCTGGTGACTTGATGGTACACTTGCACCCACAGTTCCGCCAAATCCCAGGAATGGATAACGCGGCTGTAATCATCGACTTCCCATACTTGAAGTACCGCTACATGGAAGGCCGCGATACGCAACTACTGCGTGATCGTCAGGCTGCGGATGCTGATGCTGTCAAGCACGAGTATTTGTCAGAGTGTGGCTTGGAGTTAATGCAAGACAAAGTACACACATACATCAAAAACTGGACAAACTTAGCGTAAGCCCAGTTTTATCTAAAACACCGAAAAGGGCGGCACTGCCGCCCTTTTCTTATGGGACGACAGTTTCCGTCAGAACCCCCATAAATAATGCAGCACAAACTAGGAGCTTCACATGGCACGCAAACGCGCCCGCACAACTGACGGACATTTCATATCTGACGACCCAAGCACACCAGAAAACGAAGCGTGGACAGAAGAAGCCCCGAAGAAAAAAGAAAGCAAAGCAGCCTCAAAGCCTGCCGCTCCTAAATATCAAATGTTTGTTTCGGCAGAGCCAGAGAACGGTGCCTTCGATATTCGGCTGGGCGATGACATTAAGATCAAGGGTCGCTGGGACATACAGCGTGCGTTCGTAACTTGGCGCGTACCTAACGACCTGCTCGACGTAGTTAAGATACACCATCACGTTTGGTCTGGAAGAATTGTCCCTTTTGACGAGGAAGGCTAATGGCAAATCAGAAGAGCGTACAAAAACCCTATGCGGCGGGTAAGAATAATTACTCTCCGCTTGAAGACTTGGTGCGCTCTGCACTCACTAGGGCTGGCAACTATTCTCCTTCCCGTATCGACGGCGAAGTGATGATGATGATGATCGAGCTTGCGAACCGTGTAGTCGAAGAGGTTCGCCGCCATCCATACTGGACTGGTGGTGACATAGATTATTACAACGACCCTACCGAATGGCGTCCAATCAATGACCTCGTAATGATTGATGGCCTCACAGCCCATTACTTTATCCAACAAGGCAGCGAGAAAGCCATGGTCTTTCTTCAGCTTTACCAAGCCAACCTTACAGACACACTCCTTGAGCGGGACATCGGCAACAAAAAGCTTGAGTTCAACATCAAGGATGGCGGCAGCAATAAGCGGTATTACTAATGGCAAGATTATCTTACGCTCCCATAGCCGTAAACAGCCAAGCCACAACCTATTACGGGTTCCGTGGGATTGACCGCTCGCGTGACATCGCAGCTATGGAAACGCAAGAACAACAGAACTTCTGGATGCTGGACAACTGCTTTGTTGACTATCGAGGCCAGTTAATCCGAGACCCAAAATTTTTCTTACACAGTGGCTCCAACCGCTTTCCTGTTACGGCTTTGCGCTTCTACAATCGCGAAGGCGTATGTTACGCGGAAGAAGACGCAGCCAGTACGCACTTAGCCTCCGACAGAGGCCACCGCCTAAACGAAGCATTCGCTAAAGGCGCGATTGTTTCCATGACAAACTTCCAAGGTAAGGTTCATATCTTTTCCGAAAACACAGATATGTATAGATATGACGGCTTTCAGTTTTCGACTGCAACAGCATCTATAAAGCCAGCTTTCGGTGTGCCTATTCAGCGTAGGCTTGCGGTCTCTGGATTTAAAGACAGGCCAACGGTCATAGAGTTTTCTCGCGTTGACACCCCAGACATCTTCTTGGAAGAAGAGGCGATTACCGAAGAAGTGACACGCGCAGCTTTTATCGACATCTCGAACCTAATCGGTACTGCTGACGAGATCATCGGCCTTGGCTCCTTTGAGGCTAACCGCCTTGCGGTGTTCACACGCGACCAAACCCTTGTTTACATCATCGACCCAGACTTCGAGCAGTGGCAGTTAGACAGTCGGGCTAACCTGCGTATCGGCTGCATCTCGCACAACACAATCGTGAACGCTGGGTCAGACCTATTGTTTTGTTCGCGTCGCGGCATTCACTCAATTATGCGTTCAGAACAGAACGGCATCACGATTGCGGAGGCTTCTCTCTCTGACGAGATCGAACCTCTGTATCAAGAACTTGTTAAGACTACGCCAGACCCCAGACAAATCTCTGCGGTATACGACCCTGACACACAAACGTACCATGTGTTCTTCCCAAGACCAGGAGGGAGAGAAAGCCAAAGACTTAGCATGAACTTCCGCGCTGGGTACGAGAACGTGAACTTCCAGCTAGGGAACACCTTGCTGCCGCGCTGCGGAACGTTCTTAGGCGGACGCCTTATGTTCGGTACGGCTGACGGTGTGTATGAAAGTACAGACCGCACGTTTGACCAAGACACTGGTCTAGCCGACCTCCGTCGCTCACCGATGGTAGCAGAAACGCCAGTGTTATGGCTTGGAGATTTCATAAGCACAAAGCGCACGCACACGATGCTTGTTCAAGCTACGGGCAAGGGTCGCTTTTTTATTGAAGCAGTAGATGACCAAGAAAGGTTGATGGCCTCGATTGAGGTCAACCTTGATAAACTTGAGGGCGATACGCACTGGGGGGATAGCCCCTTGCGTAACGACTACTCGTTTCCTTTCAACCACGTATTTCGGGGGGTCCGCCTCCGTTTCAGAACTGAGGATCAAGACGCGGAAAGCGAAGTCACGATCATCAGCTTTGCCTTTTTGATGCACAAGGAGAAATAAGAATGGCACGCCTAAAGGTTTTATATCCTGGGAACCACACTTCTAGCGGAAACATTGGTGCCGATATTGAGAACATTGTGCGCTATTTGAACTCGGCTGAAGCTGGTGACCAAACGTTAGCGGAACTCATTAAGGTTCTCTTCGACGAAGACGGCATTTTGCAATCACCCGTCGAGATTAGAAATGACAACATTAATGGCTTGCAGTATCGCGTTGGTGCTTACACTGAAAGCGAAAGTGGGTGGCAAGACCTCGCCTCAGTCGCAGAGCTTCGTGGTACATCTGGCCTAGATGTTGGCACTATTGGCGCACCACTATTCTCTTCACGCCAAGAATTTGTGGTGAATGAAGCTGACAGCAACGGCAACATTGCTTACCCTACTGGCACCACAGCATTCAATTACATTCACGAGCCAACAGATGCGATTGTGATTTATGTGAACGGCGGCCTGCAAGCTCTATCTTCGTACACGAACGACCCAACCGCAAATTCTGTCACGTTATCTCAAGCCACGGCTCAAGACGACCTTGTCACCATCTATAAGGTACAATCAGCTAACGACAGTGGGTACGTTCGGCAAGATGTTATTGCGGGAACGTCTCAAGCGGTTTTCCCGTTTGTTCATACGGAAGCTCAAAAAGTTCTCGTTTATAGAAACGGCATCCTTCAAAGGGACGGTGGTACGCATGACTATACGCAGCAGCCCGCCAACTCCACGATTACGTTCACATCCGCTCTCACAAACGGTGACCTAGTTACCTTTATCATCATTGAGGATACATCGCAGGTTCGTGTGTCTGGCTTAATGACCGAGGACAAGTTCACCAATGCTGATGGCTTCATACCATTTGCAAAGTTGGCTGTTTCTGATGACGAAGTCCCGCAGAACAAAGTTAGCGGCCTATCGACGCTTCTTGCAAACAGGGGTCGAGTGTACGTCAGCGGTTCGCAGCCAACTTCTGCAAATGCTGGCGACTTGTGGGTAAACACTTCTGCGTCTCCAAACGTCTTGCAGTTCTATAATGGCTCTGGTTGGCTTTTAACCTCACCTGACACTGGCATCCCAGCCTTCGGGACAACGAACGCGCTTCAGTTCTTGCGTGTCAACTCGACTGGCGGTGGCTTGGAGTTCGCAAACGTAGACCTTACATCTGTCGTGCCAAAGACTTACATTGGCGCTGCTGATGGCGTCGCAGGTCTGGATAGTTTTGGTAAGCTTCCTATCTCACAGCTTCCAGATACGTTCGCTACTCGTAGCTTCTTCTTCGCGCAGGCTGGCACGATTAACGACGGCGACTACACAGTGACGCGGGCCTTTAAGCAAAACGTACGCATAGATGCCATTGCGGCGAAATGTACGTCTGGCTCTTGCAACGTGCAGCTAACCGTCGACGGAGTTTCTGTTGGCGACGTGATATCGGTAAGCTCTTCTTTAAACGAGACGAACCTCACTGCTTCAATTTCAATTAACGCGTCGACAACTTCAAAGCTGATTGGCTTTGAGGTTTCGTCTGCGAGCAGTGTCAACGATATCGAAGTAACTCTAGCGGCGGCAATAACCAATGTCTAATGACCTATCCCCAGCCCAAATGCGAGCAATGGCACAGTCCCTTTCTGACATGGGTCGGTTGGGGGACACGCAGCTTGTCCACGTAACACCAGATGAAGTAGAAATACTCAAGAAGCTAGGCAACGGCACGCGCAACCCTGCCACTGGCCTTCTTGAGTTTAACGACTTCGACTGGTCTGATTGGAACGCAGCAAACCCAGACCATGCGGTTGACGCAAGCAACGCAACGTCAACCATAACAACAAAGAACACAGACGGTACTAGCTACACGCTTGGTGGCAACATTGACACAGATGATGACTGGAGAAACGGCAGCGGCTCCCTTCTTACTGTGGACCCAGAGACAGGCAAAACTGTTGGCGTATCAGAAGCAGCAAACGGCGGCGAGGCTGGCATTGCTGGTCGCGGCGTAATAAGCGACGCCCAGCGCGAAGAGAACAGAAAGCGTAATCCATTTGATCGTGACGGCGATGGGTCAATGTGGACAGCCACAGACAGGTTCGGAGCGACCACAAACATATTCGGTCAGCAGATGAACGTTACGTCGCAAAACGACAGTGGGTACATCTGGAACGCACTCGATGCTGACGGTGACGGGAGCTTACTTACAGCCACCAACAACAGTTACGGCACAAACGCTCTCGTGCAAGGAGATAGCACATTCTCAACGATAGCAAACGTCGCGGCTCTTGTGACCAACCCAGTAGCATACTTGGGAGCAAAAGCAGTCAACAGCATCTTCGACGTAGACGGAGATGGCAGCATGTTCACACAAGGCGGCGTCTTCAATAACCCACTAAGCGGAGGCGGCAACGCAAGCAGCGGCAGCCCTGCTATCGCTATGGACCGCGACGATAGCTCTAGCAATGATACAAAAAACCAAGAAGGAACATCTGCTGAAGGAGCGGACGATACAGCGGCAACAGACGCAACGTATTCAGATGTAGTCGGTAACTTTGAGTACAACCAGAACCGATTTAACACCCGCGCTGATGGTATGCGCTTTCTAAACTATGACTATAAGGGTGGCGTTGCCGATGTCGCTGGTAGCTACACTGGGCAGGTAAAGCCATTTCAAGTTATACACTCCATGGAAGATGCCAAAGCATTTGCGTTCTCTGAACAAGCCGCAAACTCTATTGACCAAATGATGTCCATGATGCCAGCCGAAGTGGCTGACAGCCTTGAAGGCTCTATCCACACCTATCTCACCAAAGAGGGAAACGTGGCTGTTATCGTTGGTACGGACGAAACGGGATATGTCGAGGCGACGTACGCAGGTTCGCAAGATGGGGCGAAGAACGCCATGAATGACATTGCGAACATGCTTGCGTACATGGAAGCGACTGGCGACACAAAAGTAGACGCGGGCTTAATGGGACGCATAGCTTCTGCTGAACGCTTTTCTGGGTACAAGCTCGCTGATCTTCAACTCCTTTTGTCCAATGTAATGGAAGAGCTTCAGGGGTACGAAGCAGGTTCTTCATCTTATCGAATGGCTATGGAGCGCAAAGAAGAAGTGGAGCGGGAGATAGCTCGGCGCAGAGAAGATCAATCAGCATCGAGCGCAGAATTTTCTGAAGCTGGAGTTGCTACTGTCGTAGGTCAGGCCGCAGCCCAGTTAGTGAACGCATAAGGGACGACTAAACTACAGCCAGCGTTGTAGATTATCGGATAAGAGACAGGAGTAAGACATGGCTTTTTCACAAGAGGTTTTCGGGCCGAACACAGGAACTTCGATTGCGAAAAGAAAAGAAGCTTCTGCTTTAGGTAAAAAGGTTGCGGACCAAGGACGCAACGGAGACAGCATGGTGATCCACGCCTCTCCATTCACAATCAAATTGCTGTCAGACATCGGTGGCGCAGGCTCATTCAACCCAGAGACAGGGATGCTTGAGTTCTACAACCTAGACGACGCTATGAAAAAGAAGATGGGGTACTAATACGTGCAAGACATACGCACAATGGTTGGCGAAGTAACGCTTCTGTTTTGCAGAGATGATTTTTACAGAACACGAAAGATCGCCTCTATATCAAACGTTGCTGTGCCAGCCTTGATGCACAACAAGTACAAAGTTTGGGTCAAAGACAAAAAACTTGTTGGCTTTTGCACATATGCGTTCCTCACAGATGAAGAGATAGAAAAAAACAGATTTAATGGGTTCGAGGCATTCGCTCGAAAAGAAGGCGAAAAGATACACTTCACCCAATTTATCTGCCGCGCTGGTCGCAGGGAAACGTTTAGGTTTGTACGACAAATCCAAAGGGACTTGTCAAAGCAGTACCCAAACAAGACCCCCGCCTCTGGTTTGAGAGTAAAGTTGGATGGGTCAACGCGCCCAGAAAAGTGGTTTAGAAAGGAAATAACATGAGCGTTTCGATCCTATGGAACCCGTTTATGCCATCTGTGAACATTCGCTCAATGGTTGTTTGGGAGAATGATGGTCAAGACAAAGGCGGCGATGACAACGACGGTGATGATGGAACCGAAGTTAAAAACTATGACAACATCTATGATGCCATCGACGAGAATGGAGTTGGCGCAACCGTTATGGTAAACGGTAAAGAGATGGCGGCTGTGGCGGCTGACGGTTACACAGGCACCAACCAAAGTACAGTAGGCTCATCTGGATACACAAGCGCAGACGCTATTGCCAATGCTGCTATGAACAGTGGCAACGGTAATGAGTCAGTCAACTTAGACGCATTTGGCGGTGCTGGCGAAGAAATCACTACCTTTAACTTTGGCGGCGATGACAACTTAGACGCATTTGGCGGTGCTGGCGAAGAAATCACTACCTTTAACTTTGGTGGCGATGACAACAATTCTGTTGATGAGTTCACGGGTTCGTCTGGGTACATAAGCGCGGACGCTACTGCGAACAACGCCTCTAACAATAGCTCTGACGAAACAGCCGTAGGTCAAATGGGCGCAGTCAACATCGAAAGCGCAAATGCTTCTGGCGGCTCTGGCTCTCTTGTAACAGGGGGACCGAGCGACGAAGCCGTGGCTGGAATAGCAACAATAAATTCCAATCAGGGCGGCGGAGACCTTGGTTCTGAATTTGGAGACGACAAGTATTCAGCAGACGTAATAGCTTATGCCGAAGAGACGGGTATGACGTCTGGTGCTGTTCAATCAATTGCGAACACAGACGCGTACAGTATGCAGAACGGCAAGCTCGTTCTTAACCGTGACCCAACACTAATGTGGGACGGCACTGGACTGGTAGAAAACCCAGATTACGCAAACGAAGTGAACCAAAACGAAACCATGACAGGTAACGTGGGCAATGGTTTTGGAAGCAACAGCGACCTTACGGGTGGAACCTCTGTTGTTTCTGCGTACGACAGCGCATACAAACTTTTAACTGACGATCAGAAGATGCTTGTCGAGAGCGGTCAAGCCACTCTAAGCCAAGACGGGACGTATACGGTCAATGGCGGAACCAATACGGTCAATGGCGGAGCCAATGTAGAGCTTGAAAGTGGCGGCTCCCCGTACCTCGACGCAGACGGAAAACTTAGAGACGCGAGCGGAAGTTTGTTTAGCGGCGACTATGACGGTCAACAGTATACGGGTGGCATGAGGTCGAAATATGGCACACGGAAAGACTTAGTAGGAGGTGTTGACACAAGCACCACTGGTTTAAGCATTGGCGAGACGGGCCTTGACGGCGTAACGGCTGAAGACATTCTAAAAGCGTCAACTGGTATAGGAACAATCTATAACGAGTACGACTTAAACGGAGACGGGAAGGTAACTTCGGCTGACGCTGTACTATTGCAGCAATCCCTTAACGCAGGCGGCAACACAGGTGGCAACACAGGCGACGACACAGGTGGCGACACAGGTGGCGACACAGGCGCTACTGGTCCGTCCTTTGACATGACAGACGGTGAAGAATTGTTGAAGAACTCTGATGGTAGCTTGTTCACAGGAGAATATGACGGCACCCAATATGTGAACGGTGTTGAGGTTTCATCGACTGATGACAACGTAGACGTAAACGAAAACGACGGGTATATGTACTACGACGGCTACTTGTTCAAAGATGGCGTTGCGTTCAGCGGAGATTACGAAGGCGCAACATATGTCGATGGCGTAGTCGTTACAGATAGCGGTGAAAACGCACAGACAGCATATGATATAGCGTACGCTGCTCTGACGAATGAGCAGAAAATGCTTATTGAAAGCGGTCAGGCAACACTGGACTCGGACGGTGTCTTCACAGACTTGCGTGTCGGCGGTGGCGAAAACATTGAAGGCGGTGGCGAAAACATTGAAGGCGGTGGTGAAGCAACAGGGCCAACAATGCAAGACGGCTTCATGGTCGACGCTAACGGCAGCCTGTTTACAGGGACCGCAAATGGGGTTGAATACGTTGACGGTGTTCCTGTCGTGACAGGCGGTGGTGAAGACATTGAAGGCGGTGATGGAGTGGCAACAGGGCCAACACTGGACGCGAACGGCGTCATGCTTAACTCTGACGGCACCTTGTTTGACGGCGAGCTAAACGGAAAGACTTACAAAGACGGCCTTGAGGTTACTGAAGAGGAAGCGGCGACTGGGCCGACAGTGAATAGTGATGGTCAGCTAGTGAATACGGATGGTTCGTTATTTAACGGAATGTTCGGTGGTAAAAATTACATTAATGGCGTTGAGCAAGAAGATAACAGCAACGACAGCGTAAGCACTGATCCATCAATGAATGCGGATGGTCTACTAGCGAACCCGAACGGGACGCTGTTTACTGGCGCGTTTAATGGCAAAGAGTACGTTGATGGTGTCGAGGTCACTCAAGAAGGCGACGAAGCAAACGCAGGCAACCAAGAGCTTACCGTACAGTACCCAGACGGAACAATCGTAAACGCCACAGTTGACGCGGACGGCAATGTGTTTGACGCAGACGGTAACCAGATCGGCACGTGGGATGGGACAACATTTACGCGCAGCGACGGCACTTCCATTGATGGTTCGCTGCAAAGCGTGACAATCAATATGAACGACGGTTCCACACTTACTGGCTACATAGACGGAAGCAACGTACTAGACACAGATGGAAACATCATCGGCACAATCAACGATCAAGGCCAATTTGTTCCAGCAGATTCATCCAGTGACACATTAGACGAAGCTGGAGGGGGCGATTCAGCAGGCGAAGTAGACACTGGTTACACGGTATCAGCAGGCATCATCTACGATGCAGATGGCAACATCATTGGTTACGAAGACGGTTACCAGAGTGACACTGATACACTTGCTAACAACCTTGAAAGTGTGACTGGCAATAGCACAGCGGGCCTTTCAAGAGCGGAAATCGTTGCTTTAATCGAAGAGTACATGGGCAGCTACAATAGCTCTAGTTATGACCCAGCGGCATTTATGAACGCATTCGGGTTTGCTCTTGATCCAAACTTCTCTGGTGCAGTCATCCCTTCATTTATGCAAAGCGATAGCGGAGTGTACATGCGGCGTATGGTGAAAGATCGCGACACTGGAGAGATGCGGTATATCGACGTCCCAATCGGCGGTGCGTTCAGTACCAGTACCGAAGACCAGCGTATGCAACGACGTCAGGGTTTCGGGCAGTCGATTAACTTCTAAGGAGTACTAGTATGGATTTCGGTGATATCTTCGAATTTTTGGGTTCCGAGAACGATACCATTCAAGGTCTTATGTCCCTATATGGAATATACGACAGTGTCACAAATGCTAACGCGGCAGCAGGTAGCCTTGAGGGGCTTACGGACGACCAGATTGCCAGAGCAAACCAGATATCCGCTCTTTACACAGAGGGCGGAGACGTACTTCGGACCAATATCGAAAGCTTACTTGAAGAGTACGGAAGCTTTGGTCAGGTAACACCTGACGTTGTAGACGCATTCACAAAATACTTCGCAGAACAAAGGGCTAGTGAGGAATCTGGCAACGAGACAACCGTCGACGATATGACGTCGGAAGACAAGACGCGATTGATGGGCTTTGAAAATGCGTTTCGTGGCTATATGCAAGACATCATCAGTGGCTCTGAGGCAGATGTATACGGAGCAGACAGTTACGGAAAATCAACTGCCCCCGATACGTTAGATTACGCGCAGCTACAAGACGACCTAACGATGAAGTTCTACGGTCTTCGCAAGCAAATGTCAGACCGCGCTATAGCCGTACAGCAATCAAAGGTGAACGCCTCCTTGCCCGCAGGCTTAGAGAACAGCACGCTCGCAGTTCAGTCAGCCCGTTCTATGGCTGACCTCGCATCGGAGCGAGCGGGCGAAGACCTTATGAGCGCAATAGGCGACGCGCAAAACTACATTTCTGGCCTACAAAATGCTGCATCTAACCAACAGAATATGACCAATGCAGAGCGAAACATGCAGCGCAACCTACTTGCTGACGTGCTTAATAATGCGGGTACTGAGGCAAACATTGACCTCACAGGCAGCGCGTATGGTCAAGACTATGCGAGCAACCTAAACGCACAGCGTGGTACTGCCATAGGCGAACTAAGTTCATTGCAGGGTATGCGTAACAATACAGCGATTAGCGATTATCTGACTGGTCTAAATGCTACATCAGCAGCTAACACAACAGCTAACGACTACCTCACACAAGTAGGCCAGATTTCTACGTCACCGTACACTTACGCAGCGGGTGGCATGACTAATACTACAAACCCAGGAGCAACGCTTTCAGCGTTGACGAGCCTGACAAACCAATATGCAAAAATAGCAGGCTCTAACATGGCTGGCGCAGGTGACTGGCTATCAAGCCTAAAAGTCTAGGAGACACAGATGTTTGATTTTGGTGCGTTCCGCAAAGGCTATGTCCAAGCAGAAGAGCGGCATGAGAATAAGCGTGCGAAGAACGCGCAGTTGTATAACGACTTCATTCGGAACAACCCAGACGCCACGGTTGACCAAAGAGAAAAGTACGCATCCGACCTAGCGGGCAGTAGTGAATACTTCCGCTCCATATTGCCGACACGCGATACGATGGAGACGAACGTAAATCGCAGACAGACTGAACTTGCAGAAGTAGAGCGCCAAAAGAAACAGCGTGCCATGCTTGACCAAATGACAGTAATGTCAAAAGGCGCGGACCTTCTTACGCCGTACTACTTGTCTGGCAACGCTGATGAAGGCATGTCATTCCTGACTGAGCAGTTTGGCGGTATGATTACCGACAAGATGGCACCGTATATACAGAACGTAGCAAAGAACAAAGCGCAGACAGAGATTGATCGCATCTTAGGCGAGCGTATTACAACGTGGCAACTAGCTGGCGCAAACCCTAATGACGTAGAAGGTTTGTTCTCTGGCTTTGACGAAAGCATGACAAGCACTGCACGCTTAAAGGCTAACGGCATTGTAACTGGCAAGCGCAAGGATGCAGCAACACAGTTCGAGAACACGCTTAAAAATGCTGCTAATGCTGGCGACCAAGACTTGTACGACAGTATCATCGAGAAGTCAGAGCAGAACAATCCTTTCCTAACGCCAGAAGACAAGCAGTCTATAGTTACAAACAATCAAGCACTATTAACCGAGAGGCTTGCTGACAAGACGAGAGAAGAAGACTCTAAAATAAGTGCAATCATGGTGCAGGCTGAAGCAGCCATGCGTGAAAACAAGATCGTTTCAGAAGATGAAGTGCGCAAGTTCATAGAGAACCTGTACACACAAAATAAAATAGAGCGTCCAATCGAAGAAGCTGACATTGCAAATATTGTCGAGAACAACCAAAAGTTCCGCGTTCAGATGCTTGATGCTGCTGAAGAGGAAAACATTCAAGAGATGCGTACAGAAAACGAACGCAATCGCAACCTGTCTATGGATGAAAAAGACCAGAAGGTAATCGAAAACGCTTTTAATGCAGCATCTTCTACAGTAGTAGACGCGGGCGCAGATGAAAAAGAAAACAAGGCGGCAAAGGCAGCTTACGAAGCATCATTGAGAAAAGCCGTAGGCGAAGCTGTTACTACTTACGGCATCAACGTAAACGATCCAAGCGTTGCTGCTATCCTTATCGACGCAATCGACAGAGCTAAAAACGCAAGAGGCTTCAGCGGTTCAAATGCCGTTGACCCGCGTGACGTCGCTCGCGCTGTTCACGAAGTAATGTCTTCACCAAATGCTGGTGACAATCTTCAAGGTCTTGAGAGCGTTGCGTACCAGTACACGCTTGACGAGTTTGGCGTTAATACTCTGGAAGAAGTTCCAGCAGGGAGACGCACAGAATTTCGCGAGAAGTTTAAGAACAACCGTCAAGGCTTGTACACAGACATGTTCGATAGTGTTGATCCAGCTATTGCTAACCTTAACCAACTTAGCACAACAATCGAGAGCGAAGTTTCTCGCATTGAGAAAGAGCTTGGTAAGGTATTTGATGGTGACAATTCTGTTGCATCACAAAACCAGAAAATCTTGGAGATGCCTGTTGAGAACGTTATTGGTGACCCAACAGTTCTTGACCATTGGAATGCTCGTATCTCAATTTACAACGAGGTATACGAACTCGACCAAGCTCTTGCCCGCCTTGAAGCAACGGAAAGAAGCTACTTGCAGTCTGTAGACAAAGGCGGCTTTGCAAGCCCAGACACAATAGACCAAGTTGGCAAGATCAGAAAGCAGATAGGCAAAGTGAGAGAGTTGCGATCTAGCCTAGAGGGGCAGCTTAATACTGTTTCCCAACAATACAACACGATCCAGCAGCGTATCATGGCATCTAAAAAGCAAGCCATAGAGAACAATGGCGACGGTTCGCAGTCCGACACGCTCATACAGGACGCCGCAGTCAAAATCGGACTAAGTCAAGCCAACAGCACGCCAGAAGCTATCGAAGCTGAAATCATGCGTATAGCTAACGAGATCGTAAGTTCTACAGACCGTACGGCTGAAATATATACTGGAATGGGAGTTGGTTCTGGCTTGATAGCAGCACGTCGCCGTGAGGACGAGGTAGCAAAAATCGCGGCTCAAATACGGGGCGCAATAGGTAGTCAATAGGGACGATAAAAGTCGGCTCTCCGTTTAATCTGTGACCATCAGGTTAAATGGAGTACCCGATGTCCGACAATGCACGCAGTATCCTTAGTGGTTCGTTTCGCAACCAACAAGACAACAACACACCCGACTATCTATCAAAGAGTGGCTACGAGCTACTATCTGACCAAGATGCGATAGCCGAGGTTCGCGACTATTACGCAGCCAACGGGGTATACTTCAACAACTCTAGTGAGATGTGGGACAAGTTCTACACAGACAAACGCTGGAGCGATGTCAACTCTTTATCTATGGGCCTCGACGCAGTCGAGTTTGCGACGGCTGGAGACAGCGGTAGAGAAAAGCTATCAAGACTTTCGAAGCTATGGGCGCAGGCACCTTCGCGTGGCGGCGTACTTGATAAAGTAATTGACTACGGCGTTGCTGGTGTCGCTGACCCCATCAACCTTATTGGTGTTGGTGCAGGCGGGGCTGCTGTAAAAGCGGGCCAAGGGGCGAGGCTTGCGGGTAAAACATTAGAGCAAGCAACAAAAGAAGCTACAAAAGCAGGCGTACGCAAGGCAGCAGCAGGCGAAGCAGCAATCGGCGCTGGTACTGGCCTTGCTTTTGACGCAGCACAGCAGGGCATGGAGATTGCCCAAGGCGTCTCAGAAGACTTTGACGTAGCGCGCTTGGCGGGTGCTGGCCTCGTAGACGCTGGCGTTTCTGGCTTGGCTGCTGGCCTCCTTGTTAAAGGCGGCTCAATGCTAGGCATAGGCGAAGTCGCCAAGGGTGTCGGTAGCTTGGGTGACTGGGACAACACACGCCTTGGTTCTATGCTTGTACAAGAGCAAGGCTACATAACACGCGAACGCGAAGCCATCAGTGCGTCTTTGTCTGGGACAACGGACCAGAACGAAGTCGACACAGGTCAGGCAGCACTTGCAGACCTCACGATAGATGAACAAAATATTGCTGCCGTCCAGCAGTACGTCAACAACATGGACCTTGAGCTAGACGACCTAGCCAAGAGGTTCCAAGACGAAACAGCAAACGGCAATGCATCAGCCGCATCCCAAGTCAAACAGCAGTTCGACGCATTAGCGCAAAAGCGAGCAAGAGTTCTGGAGATGGAGCCAGACGAACTGTTCGCAAGCGGCGAAGTGCAGATGCAAAGGCCAGCAGAGAGTACGCAAGGTACGGAACCTGAAGTGGCAACTGTTCAAACAGACACCCAGGGAAGCCCGGAGGCAGAGCCTAAAGGTACGCAAGAGGGTACGCAAGATAGTGCTGACGAAAGCACCCCAACAGAACTAGAGCCTAACGGAAGTGCCTCAGATCGTGCGGCTGAAGAAAGCATTGAGTGGGACTGGGCTAATGATGAGCAAAAAGCAAGGATTGGCGAACACCTTGGCCTAGAGGGTGACGACCTAGACGCTGAAATTCAGAGACGTGTAAATGATGGCTCTGTTCAAGTGACTAAAGGCGGCAAGCTTTTTAGGAAAACCTATGGGGAACTAACAAAGGCTGCCCCAGAAGCGAAGACGCCAGAAGCGGACGCTGATCCTCAAGCCAAAGATCAGCAGGTAAGTGATGCGCTCCCAGAAGAGCCAGCTAACCAAGAAGCAGACGTAGCTGACGCAGCAGAAAGCACTGACGGAAATACTGCATCGTTCGATGAAGCCGTACGCAAGTACGAAAAGATCATGGATATGTCCAAAGGCTCTAGCGAGTTTTTGGAGAACATGGATGCTATCATTCGTGGGCTGGAAGAGACGGGCCAAGTAGACGGACAGGTCTACCGCTACCTACGCCAACTTTTAGGAATGCACTCGGATGCAGAGGAAAGAGGCATCAACGTTGCGAACGCTGAAGAAGTCGTCAAGATGCGTCGGGAGTTCTTGGATCGCGAACAAACGCTTCCAGACATCAAAGGCAAATCTAAAACCATTGAGGGCCGCACAGATGGCGGTGCGAAAGTTACGATAGACGCGTCAACAGATGACGCAACTGTCAAGCGTTCTGCTGGAAGTACAGCGAAAGCCCAAGACACGCTTGAGAAGGGCGTCAAGACCGCTGGCACAACAGAAGTCGTAACATTCGATAAGAAGACAGGTGAGCGTGTAGTTAAGTCTGTACCCCAATCAATCTTGCGTAGAGGGTTTGACATTGGCGATGGCTACTCTGTTATCAATGCTAACGACAGGTTCCCAAAACAAAGACTAACGCTAGACATACTTCGAGAGCTTTCGAAGAAAGAAGGCGTTAAGGCACGCAACGTATACGCATATCGTGCTGTCGGAGGCGAAACAGTCATCGGCAAGAAGGGCGTGAACAAGCGTGCGGGTAAGGCCGCAAAAGGGGAGACAGTATATTATTCTCCACGCCTAGACAAAGTGTACTCCACAGAGCAAATGGCTATGAAAGCCATGGGTCTCAAGGCAAATACTAAGACAGCAAAGACAACTGTCAGCAAAGCAGAGCCAGAGCCTATGACATCGACGGAAGCAGTCGAGGCTCGTGATGGCGCGTTCGAGAAGTTTAAGAAGACTGGCTCGCTAGAAGATTTAGAAAAAGACATCGAGACCGTAGACGCTGCGACAGGTCAAACCGCACAGAAAGCAGAGAAGACCGTAGGGCAGGGTGGCGAGGTCAAGCGTGACGACATCCCTGACATCCCACGCGAACGCGACAACGGCAAAACCTTTGCAATGATCCCACGCGAGGTTGGTAAAAAAGGCACGTGGTTCCGTAAAATATCACCGAAGCAGACAGACCCACGCCAAGTCATCGCACGTGCAAACCTAGACGACTACTATCTTGGGTACGTTTCTCCAAACATGACAGCCAAAGATCGCAAGAAGCTACTTGCAGACTTCGAGCCTTTTGGTGAAGGAAACGATCCATACGAAAACCCACTTGAGACAGACGTAGAGGTTCTGAAGTACCCACTATCAGAGCAAGAAGCTCGTGACATGCGTATCGAATTGAATTTTCTCAACGCGACGGAGCGCGGCGGCTTAAAAATGGCATTGGACGTGGTAGACGCAACTCCACGCATGAAAGATGCATTCGAAAGCAACTCACTGACTGTTTATGACTTACACGCACTGAACAACAAGTTGTTCTCGCTACCTTTCGATGCGCGTCAAAACTTTGGAAGCAACGCAAAAGTAAGAAACAAAGACCTTTCATTTGCGAATCGTATGGCTATTGTGAAGAACGCCCTCTCCATAACAGATTTTTTTGTTCCTGATGGCATTCGTTATAACAGTACAACCCTTGAAGACAGCATTCGTCTTATAAAAGATGTTGTCTGGAAAGGTGCGCCAGCTAAAGCAAAAGCAAACTTTGAAAAGATGTTGCGAGCAGTGATCCCCGACGATGGTGACGCGCCTACTTTTTTAGCAACCGAAGGTATGAACGCTCATTATGCATCATCGCAATTTTTCAGCAAAGCTCAGTCAAACGCCATTTTGTTAGACACCAGTCTTGCGGCAAGGACGCTTGGTGGCGGCGATGCAGTCCTTAATCCCGAATTTGTTTTGGCGCACGAGATGGGCCATTGGATGTGGATTAATGCTTTAGACAACAAGACAAGGATAGACTTCTTGAATTTGTTTGAGAAGTTTTACAATGAAAACGGAGTGCTGTATCCAGATGCAGCCCTAGACATAATCGAAAAGTCTCCAACGGTTGTTAATCCGAAAACTGGTGAAGTCCTGATCGGAGCAGGAAATTTTCAAGAAAGCTTTAACGAATACTTCGCGAACCAGTTTGCTTTGTTCATAACACAAAAGTACGATATGCTTTCTGTGCCAGATAAAGGTCTGTGGGAAAAAGTAACCGCTCTCGTCAAGCACTTCATCCAAAAGATACAGGGCAAAGAAATTATCGACCAAGACTTTGTCCCGCTTTTCGAGAAGTTAATCATCGACGATGTGCAGGCAGAGCGCGTAAGCGTTATGAACCCAGTCGAGCCAACAACAAACAAAGGCAAAGCAATACGCATCCGCTTCACAGAAATGAGCAATTCATTCTACGAAGCACGTGCAGCATACGAGGACAAAGACTTAGACCGAGCAGCCGAACGCTTGGCGGACTTTGCCAAAGAGCTTCGTGGCATGTCTACCACAAAGAAAGAAGCTGCAATTATCGCACGCAAGAACGACGAGACACTCCGCCCGTACTCTGGCGCATTTGCAGTTGTTAGTCGTCATCACAAGCAAATGAAAAAAGCAGCACAGGCCATCGAAAGCGTCACACGCAAGTTCAAGATGGACGTCAAGACCAAGGACGGGGAAGACTTCGACGGAATTGGCTTTGGCCCAGAGGTGTACGACGGCATAACTGAAATCTTTGACAAGCAAGGTTTAAACGAGTTCATCAAAGAGGTGCAGGCGACGATGAACAACGCCTACCTAGACGTGGAAGGCGGAGACATCCCAGAGTTCAAAGCGACATCAACAGAGATTGCACGTCGCGAGGCTCTTCCTAATGGCGTAGAAACAATCAAACGCGCACAACGCTTCAAGCGCGTTAAGGGCCGTGCAAACGCAGCAAAGCGCAAGCGGGCCGCTACTGGGCGCAACATCAAGAACAACCAGAAGATCAAAGATACAGCAGCAGCGCCAGACCTGAAGGACGCGCCAAAGGTACGCATAAACGAGCTTGATATTAACACATCAATCGAAGCGTACGAGCGCAGCTTGAACGCTGGCGCGGAGACTAAACAATCCAAGAAGCTTCGCAGCCACATTATTGGGCTTGTTCGCTCAATGCCAAACGCAACGCCTGTCGCAGACAAGACGATCACGAACGAAGTAAAGGCAATGCGTACGCCAGAGCTTATTCAGAACTACACAAAAGCAATTCTAATGACGCGCAACGCGCCTAAAGACCTTACAAACGAAGAACCTATCCTTGCGTTTTCTGCTGACCTTGCACGCGCAATCGAATGGGAGTTGCAGCGTCGCGGGGAGAAGAACACTGTTACTAACAACCTAGTATTCAAGGCAATCGAAACAGAGAAGATGATGGATGCAGAGATTGGCGAAGACCCAAGTATTCCCGCATCTCTTCCATACACTGCCAGAAATGCTTTGCGTGCAATCACCCACCGCACAAGCGAACTACAATCTACTGCACGTAAGATCGCTTCCCGCCTTATGTACATCGGGGCAGAAGTGTCACCCAAGGTCACCTCTGAAAGTTTCAAAAAACTTCGGAATGACGTACGCAAAATTGCAGGTGAAGTTACAAAGTCTGAAGACATTATGAACTCTTTGGAAACTGTTGGCGGATACGTTTACAATTCAAGCATCTTGCCAGCCTCGCAAAAAGAAACACTTAGACGTGCAGCAGGGGCAGTTGGCTATGACCCATCTGAAGTATTGGCTCGTTTAGTAGCTGAAGATGCGGGGGTAAAGGTTCCCAAGAAAGCTGCTGCGGTTCTCGATACAGTAGACGAGGACTTTGCAAAAGAACACATGTTCGATGTTCTTAACGACGTCCGTACCTCAATGAGAGAGGGCGTGTCGTATATTCTTAACGGGCTTATTGCGAAGCCGAACGCACGTAGAAACTTTGCGCCCTTAATGACATACGGCAACATGTTGTCAGAGACATCTAGCTTTGACCCAACATCGCCAAAAAACAAGTTCATTGATGACGTGCCAGCCGAGTTCGCTGAAGACTTTGCTGCTGATTACATCCAGCAAGCATCACCAAATACAATACGTGCGATGCAAGACTTCGTGAAAGATGGAGACATTATTCCATACTTTGTGGATGTAAGTAATGTAGGGGCAATGCGCTCTGGTATACGAGTGGACGCGACACCACTTAACAAAATATCCAGAACACCGATGAACAAAGTAAGTGACGAAGTGCGTGACGTACTCGACGAACTACGTGACGTGCGCTCTAGCATTAACACGCTTCGCGCGCGGCAGGGTTCCCGCAACAGCATCCAGCAACTTTATTACGAAGAGCAAGCACTTCGTTTAGAGCTTGCTGAAATGGGTGTGCCTGACAAGTACATGTCTACGCCAGTTCTTATCAGGGATACAAAGCCTGCGAACTTTAAGAGAGACATGATCCCATCTGATGGGATTATTAAAGTTCTGTCCCGCGCCATCCGTGAAGCGGACGACCTTACGGTGGGTATGTCACAATCCTCCGCAATCCTTGATGGTATGCGCGGATCGTACAAGCCATCTGAAATGCTAAGTCTTCTACAAGACGCAGCAGGCGGCGAGCAGAAGTTAATGTCTGTAATGCGCGACATGGGTTTCACAAGCATTAACATCAATGGGCAGAAAACAATGCTCAACGAAACAGATGTACGCGATATGCGTGCAGCGTTGTTCGACGAGCCAGAGATGGGTTTCAATGAGAGCATGCCAAGCGACGTTGTTCCACATGTGATTGATGCTATGGAGGTTGCAAACGACAACGGAGATCAGGCGTTCGAAGATGCACTCTCCGCACTTGAAATCGCGGGTATGCCGAAGAAGACAACGGAGATACTAGCAAAAGTGAAGCGCAAGAAGGAGATCACACCAAGCGAAGGACGTGAAATTCGTCGGGTAGCTAAGTTCGGACTTGTACGCAATAACGCACAACGCCTAGCACGCTCTGGTATGCGATCCATCGCGGAGTTCTTTGAGCCAAGTGACGCGGGCGCAGGCCACTTCGAACGTTACGCTTTGCGTACTGGTCAATTCCTTGGGCCGCTACAGCGTATGCTTATTAAGCTACCTGACAGCGGAAACGGGATGAAGCGTTGGCTGCAAAACGGTCTTGGAGAAATGTTGTACGCATACAATGTTGGCGAAAACATCGGTTCCATGCTGCGCATACCACCACCCACACGCAAGATGCCTATCGGTAGCCACTTGAGAGTTCTCGGTGCGCTCCGCAATGAGGGACGGGTTCCAGAGCTTACATCTCAAGAGCGCGAAATATACGAGTACATGCGTACATATTTCAAAGAGGCTCGCGACAGACTTGTGTCTTCTGGCTACGACGTTGGGAACATTCGTAAGAACTACGTTCCTCAAGTGTGGCGTCGCGATCTTATAGAAGCAGACCGCGAAGGATTTGTGGACATCCTGTCTAAGTACTTCACAGCAGAACACGCAGAACGCGGTGCGGTTCTCAAGCCGCAGCAAGCCCGCTTGAAAGCAGAGGGCGTGGCTGACCGCCTTATCCACGAAGACGGGGTATGGGTTGGAGACGCCCACTCATTCAACCGAAGCGGAGAACGTGGTGTAGACCATGTGGATTACCAGCGTCTAATCCGCCTAGACGAAGGCTGGGCAGCGCAGTTCACAAACATGCGCGACCCATCGAACGATCTAAGCAAGTTCCTTGAAAACGACCTTATGGTTATTGGTGCCAAGTACGCAGACAGCGTTGAACAACGCATCGACATAGCGGACAGATTTGGGGTAGGCGGTTTCGGCTACTACGATTATCTTGCTGTTATGAATGGCGGCACTGATGCTGTCTCAAGATTGCTGCGATCAAACAAGGTTTTGCGCAAGGACTACAAGCTGTTCATCGACCCATCCAATACACAAGACGAGGTCGCTGGCGAAGGCGCACATGCTATCTTCCAGTCAGCTGTATTCATGGCACCCATCCAGAAGGGTGGACCAGAGGGTCAGATAATCGGAGAAAAAAAAGCAAAAGAGTTGGCGCAGAAAGCACATGACGGTGCATCAGTAGATGAAATCTACGAGGACATCATGTCCATGGTTGAGCCAGACAGCTTGAGTTCTGGTGCTGACCAAATGCGTAAGAACTTTTCGTTCCGCGCACGTGCGATTGCAGAAGCTTTAACAGATACAAAAGGGCTAGACCAAAGCTACATGCCTCAGTCACACATGGTTGAAGAGGCTGACAACTTGTTCAAGGCTGTTGCTCGCAAGCCTGTGTACAATGCAAGCTTTGAGAAGCATCTTGAGAAGCCATCGTCTTGGCTGCGCTCATTCAACAGCGTGACGCTCCTACCGTTCGTGACACTGTCGTCACTGGGTGACGTTGTCTTGCCTCTTATTAGAAGTGGCAGTCTGCGTTCATCAACAGAAGCGTACCGTAAGTGGATGGTCGATCCAGATGTAGGCCCAGCGTATCGCGAAATGATCCGCAACGTCGGCGCATCTACGCAGAACATTGTGCAAGAGCGTATGTCACGAGCGTTCGGTATGGACACAACACGCTTCTCTGCTGGTTTCTTTACAGCAATCGGGTTGACTGACTGGACAAACACAATGCGTGATATATCGGCAGCGGTATCTTACGAGTGGTTCAAGTCACAACAGGAGATAGCAGTACGCAAGCCGAACACGAAGGCTGGTCGACAATCTCGCCGTGTTCTCGACGAGTACGGCCTTGGTGATTTGTACAAACAACCAGGAATGAACATCGAGCGCATCTTGCGCAGCGGCTCTTCTGCTGACGTAGATCAGATGTACTACCAAGTTGCAGGTGCAATGCACAGGTTCGCAAACGAAACCATCTTCACGCCAAACCCATTAGACATTCCACTGTGGGCGCAGTCACCAATCGGACAGATGATCTTCCAGTTGAAGTCGTTCCCATTGATGATGACGCGTATGGGTTACACCGTTTACAAAGAGGCAAAGGATCACAAGAACTTCATGCCTCTAATGTACTTTGCTGGCGCACCAGTTGTTGGTGCTGCCGTTGTTGGTGCAAAGGACGTGGTTCAAGGTCGCGGCGGCGAAGAGAACAGAGAGTTCGCAGTACGCGACAGACGCCTTGAGTTCTTGAAAGATTACGGCATCAGCGACGATGAAGGCGTAGCAATGGCACTTGGTTGGTATCGTGATGGCCTCATGCAAATGGGTGGCCTTGGTTTAATCGGATCACTTATGTACGACACCGCATCCCAGCTAGACAATGGTGCGTACGGTGCGCAACGCATTACTGAAATGCTACTCGGACCATCGCTCGGCATACTGCATGATGCACAAACAATACTGGCTGGCGGTGCGCAAGCTGGTGGGAATGCTATCATGGGTGAGGGGTCAAACGGCAAGCCACGCGCAGCAGTACGCGAGATCGTTAGCCGTGTACCACTTATCGGTCAGACAAGCAGTGTGCGCGAGACGATTGTTGATACGCTCGCTGGAAAAGCTAGTAACTAATCAAAAGGGCGAGGGTCGATTTGTTCAATCGGAACCTCGTCCATCTTCGACTGTTGCTGCTTCAAGAAAAAAACCGCACGAGATAAGATCGCTCTTGTCTCTGCGGTGTTTGACTGCTTGATCGCCTTAAAAATAAGGTCAAGACTTACGTCAACTTCGTTCCTTTGTGGCGTCATGTTCTTGCTCCATTTCTGTCGCTTCCCAACCCGCGCCGATATAACCAGCTATGTCTACCCAGCTATCGAGCTTTAATGGGCTTGTTGTCATGCGCGATAACTTTACAGCTATCATCATCATACTAACGTGATGGCATTGAACTTTCGTCCCATCCTTTAGAATTGGTCTAAGCATCACCGTAAGCATCTCAGCTATGTCGCGAAAGTTCTCGTACGGCTCGCCGTAATCTTGGTTGCGGTCTTCGTTTATAAGGCGCATTGCTTCTACTAGAGGCACATCACGTAGCTTATCCATTTACGGTGAACCTCGCGTACCCCATCTCAATAGCGTCCACTTCAAGTTCCGCTGCTCGGCACTTCATGTCGACAAGACGCTCACGCTCGTGGCGCAATTTTGTACGCGCTCTATGCGCGTCGTCGCCAGTCTTATCGTTCAAGTCTTCCAGCCTTTCAGCAACGCTTTCAATCTCTGCTTCTTTTTTTATAATGCTAGTACGCACTTCTTTCAGTGCGTCTAGTGTGCTTTTAGAAACCGTCATCTCTAAACCTTTGGCTCTGGTCGGAATTGTTCGTACTTGTCGCATGTGCGGCTAACTTCTTTATTGGTCAGCTTGCACGTCCATCCACCGTTTTTGTTTGCGAAAGAGTGTTTGCAGAAGTGACAGGCGGGGGCCACGTTTGCCTCGTGGCTCCAACAGCTTTCCCTTTTGAAACACGACTTACATCGCCAATCATTAGGGTCAGAAGCTACGCGCCCCGCCTGTCCATCGAGTGCTGCTTGTATCTTAACGTACATTTCGTCCCATTCCTCTTGGTCAAAAGGAACAAGTTGAGCGTGATATTCACTTGTATTTTTGTTGTACGATATGAAAAAAGCTTGCTCGATCCCGAACATCGCCATCATCATCGTCATCTGACGATAATACTTGCGATGCGAACTCTTCACACCATTTCTCTTAAAGTTCTTGAAGTTGTTGTCGTTCATCGACTTGACCTCAAGAATTGCTTGGCCCGTACCATCTTCGAAATCGACGATCCCATCGGCGTTGCAAACGACGTGACCGTTCAACCATTCACGCCTGTGTTGGCGTCCAGTCATGTCGTCCTTTTCCCACACCCGAAGGTCGGCTCGCTTCCTAAGATCGTAGACAACCCAGTCTTCTATCTTGTGACCAGCAAAGAAAATTCTCTGCAACTGCGGGTCAACAGATGTGTCTGGGAAGCCACGCAAAGACAATGCGAGTTGTGCTATGCAGTCGGTGCCAGCCATGCTTGCGCCGATATACTGCCTAGCTCCCCCTCGAACCTCTTGTGCGTAGCCCTCGTCTATCTTCTCAAGGACGCTGGCAACCTTCGGATGAACTGGGTGCATTTTAAAATGGTATCTCGTCGTCGATCTTCGTGCTAGCCTCAACCTTCACAGGGAAGTGATAGTTGACCTTCTTGCGCACCGTACCGTTGTACTCGTCGTTAATTACATTGATGCCAACCTTCTTGCCTCGCAAGTACGAGACATCGTCGGGTGTGCTTTCACCATCGTGACCGATTGCAATAAGCAACTTCTTGACTTGCAGTAAGCCAATCTCAGTAGCCTTTTCGCTTGCTGGGTGGTTAAGATAAATCCACTGGCGTATTGCACCATCGCTATTTTCGTAATTCAAAACTAGCTGGTGCGTGCCTTTAGCTTCGTTCGCCTCAACCTTTGCGTCGTTTATAGTGACCTCATGCTTGCCGACATCTAACATAGCTTGGCGGTCATCTTTGAGGGTTGATAGGTCAATGTTTGCAAAACCATTAAACATCGTCTGTTGGTCCTTTCGATAGGTATTTGTTATACTCTTGTTCGGTCATGTAGATACGCTCCAAGAGTGCGGTTACGTCGTCTGTATTCTCAATAGCTTGAAGGCGACGGTGGGGATCACGAGACTTGCCATGCCATCCATGAACTTGCTCGGTGATTATGTAACGGCGTACGTCCATCTTGCCGTTGTTGTCTGTTGTCTTGCGCACTAAGCAGAACACATGGTCATACAAAGCAGGTACAAGTTTCTGTACCTTCTTTTGTACAAGCATGGGCCAGAAGTTGACGACGCCATTGTCGTCAGTCTCTTCTGCCGCAAGCGATGTGATTAGTACGTGCATCGGTAGGTCGCGCACCCACTTCAATGCGGCAGTGATCTTGCGTTCGTACAAGCCCCACTTCTCAAACCCATTACTTGACCCACTTAACTCTGCCTCGACATCAGCAAAGCAACGCTGTGAAAGTTCGGTGGCACTGTCTATGCAAATCCACTTGTAACCCTCGGACTTAAAGTCTTCCGAACTGACGTATCCGACAATGTCTTTGAACGAATACCCGTTCTTGGCAGGGCGATCAAAAGTTGTGAAAGGGAGATAATCAATCTCCTTGTCTGCGATAGACGAAAGACCACTCTCTCCACTAATCACAAGACCCTTGCCGAACTTGTCGTGGTAGTGGGCTGCTTGTGTTGTCTTCCCTGCTCCATGGTGTGCATACACCAGAACCTTTGACGATCCCTTTACAGAAACGTCGTTTGTTTTTAACGGCTGTATTTTCATTATGATACCTTGATGGTTGCTGCTCCGCATTCGATGGTCAACGCTTCAGCTAAAACGTTGCGCACCTCTTCTGGTGCGGCCTCGAATTTTTTGCGGTCTACGGTGAAGCTTGTGTTGACGCACTCTGGTGTTGCTGTGCTGTCGTAAATATCTTTGAGACGCTTCTTATCCCAAGACCACTTCTCTGGAATACGAACGATCATCGTGCGTCCGTCCTCTAGTCCAAGAGTGTGTTCGGCAGGTTCTTCGGGAAGTTCAGCCAAGATACTCTCTTTTATATAGGCGAGCGTATCCTTAAAGTGTTGAAACTTGGCCTCGGCCTCGACATATTTCGAGCCTAAGTCCTTCAACCTTTCCTCTTTGAGCCGAACCTCTGGGGATAGCTTTATATAGCTGTCGCCAAATATAATTTCTTCCATGATGGTTGATCCTTGACGTTTAAGGGTTGTTGATTAGTTGTGTTTAGCGTATAAGCAACACCATTACAAGAGGAAAAACACATGACCTTTGACATCGAAAGTTTGATAAATGACTTGGGAGGCGCAAGGGAGGTGTCACGTCGTCTGAATACTGGACGGTCTGTTCCGTACGGCTGGGCCAGACGTGGCAGTGTTTCTTCTGCTTATCTATCACAAATCAAAGAAGCATTCCCAGCGGTTAGCTTCGATCAATATTTCACGGGAGAAAACAGTGAGCGAGTATCTGAACACAGCACTGGAGATGCTGGATGAAGGTTGGTGGGTTGTCCCAATCCATCCAAACGAAAAGAGGCCAGTCGTAAAGTGGGGAGAACTTTATGACGAAGGGAAATTCCCAACCGAAGAACAAGTAATCCAATGGTGGGAAGCATTCCCGAACAGTTACGTTGGGATTGTAACAGGTGAACTTTCTGGCGTCCTTGTTGTCGATTGTGACAACGAGGAAGCGGAAGCTTACGCAATGGAAGTCGGGCTGACACAGACGCCTTGGGTTGTCCAAACCAAACGAGGCAAACACTTCTACTTCAAGTGGCCCAAAAATGCGGGACATATAAAGACGCTGACGTGGAGCAACGCTGACGGTGTCGAGTGGCCCAGAGATGTTGTAAAGGGATTGGATCGCAAGGCCCACAAGGGCATCGCACTTGTTCCACCTACGCCAAACTATACGCGATTAAGTGGGTCTGACTGGGATGACGTGCCAGATTATCCCGTCAATAACTACGGCACGCAGAAGCCGAGCAACGTAGTTTCATTCGATGACTTTAAGTTTGGTAATCTTTCGCTCACTCACATCCAAATAAAGCGTGGTGTTGTTGAAACGACTAGAGACCTTGTCGAGAAGATGGGCCGAAAACTTATGGCTGGCGTTGGAGACAACCGACATCAGATGCTCGTAAGCTTGGCGGGAGAGTACGCGGCGCAGGGACATACGAGGGAAAGCTGCGAGACAGCTATGATCGAATACGTTTCCGAGTTCTTCCACGATCCTCATAAAGTCAACAAGCAAGAGTTTCAAAGCGTGATCGACCATGCGTACGCAAAGGAAGAGAATAAGCCGAAGCTCGAAGAACAGAAGCCAGAGGCGAGCGGATTCAAGCCGATCACAACATTTGATGCTGACCGTCTTGCCGAGGAAGCGAGCAATATAAAATACTTTGTCGACCCGATCATCCCTGATACGGGTACGATCATGCAGGTCCATGGCTACTCTGGACACGGTAAGTCGATGTTCATCCGTCACCTACTATATGCAGCGGCAGCAGGTGCGCCATCGTTCGGACCGTTCGACATACGCAAGAAGCCACGTGTTCTTTACTTGGACTTTGAGAACAGCAAGCAGAACATATCAAAGTTTCTTACTAGATCGCGTCGCTCGTTCGGTGACGCAGAGGGGCGCTTTATGATATGGACGCCGTTCATCGACGATAGAATGATGAACCTTAAAGAAGACGCTGGCATCAACAACCTGCAAAGCTGGATCAATTTTAACAAGCCAGAGATTGTTGTAATCGACACGATCCGTACGGCTTGGTCTGGGCTGCAAGAGAACAGCGCAGAAGAGTGGGGCAACATCAACAAGCTTGCCCTTACACTTCGTAATGCGGGGATGACTGTCATACTTGTACACCATTCCAACAAGCCCGCAGATGGTGGTCGGTCTGGTCGGGAGGCGGGAAGCTCAAACCAGTTGACGGTACTGGAGACGCAGATAAAGGTGACGCAAGTGTACGCCGACAAAGAGACAGCAGACGTTAAGGCTGGCATCTATGACGGTGACATACCGAGAACGCCGCACACAATGCTTGGCACTGCACCAGTCCGCACGCCAACAGAACGCTTACAAGTTTGCATGGAGCTTCGATATGGGAAAGTTCGTGAGTGGAGCGACGCACATGAGCCAGTTATGTACATCGCATTTTTGGAGGACGAGAACACAGAGAATGTACGTGTCGTGTCCGAAAGCACAGCAAAGCAACGTGCTATAAAAGCAGCGCAGCCATGGACGAATAGCGAGGGGGTACAAATGCCACCTCTGTCTGATGCGGAGATAGCTAACAAAGTGGGCAAGCCTGTCAGTGTGGTTTCTGACTGGACTAAGCACTTGAGGCGCGAGCATATAGAAAGCCACGTCTCAAACGCAAAAGCCAACTCATAAAAAAAGCCCCGCTACCAGCGGGGCTTAGTGAAGGAGCTGTCTTTGTGAGGAGAACAAGCTTCTCTTGGGAGAGGCAGAACAGGGAGGATTGTTCTGCCCTTTAAATGTAGCGCATAGACAACTATTGCACAACCACTTTGAACCTCTTTGAACAAACTTTTTTTGCGTACTTTTTTGCGTACCGATTTCGATAAAATCGCTGCCCGCCTTTGCTTAACCGCTTGTCTCGCTCATTCGACCCAACGTCCCGTTGGGGCGAACTCGCTTACCTTCGCTTGCAAGTCGCTTGCGATTTTATCGTCTTTGTCAGAAAAGTCAACACCCTTAGTTGTAAAAAAGTTGTTGCCATGATATGTGTTGCGCATAGACAAACATCGGAGACAGCATGTCAAATAAATTTGCGCTGTCTACAGAGCAAGAGCATTGGCTGAAGGATAACCATTCAAAATTCACGAACGCACATTTAGCTCGCCAACTCGGATGCTGCGTAGACACACTCAAACGGATTATGATGAAGATGGAACTCGCGTACTTTCCTGGTGCCAAGTATCATTACCGATCCAAGCCGAAGGTCTGGTCTCGACCGTGTATGATATGTGGCTGCACAAAGTCACGTCCAATCAATCAATACAGATGTACGCCGTGTCACGAGCGTGAGGCGGCTGCTGATTATATGTGGGAAGAATATGATGGGTAATCCTCAAAAGGCTAAAGGCGACAAGTACGAGAACGACTTAGCCAAATACTTTAACAAACACATCTTCGGCGCAGATCAATGCCAACGCGCACCTTTGAGTGGTGGCGGCAAGGTCGGCCTACATGCTGGCGGCGCAGACATACTCGGTACGCCACAAGTTTTCATAGAGGCTAAGAGGGTGGAGCGCCTTAACTTCCGTGATGCAGTACGCCAAGCTGAAAGAAATATTTTAGCGACAAGGAGTGAAGAGTTTCCAGTCGTTATTACTCGCAAGAACCAAGAGAAGATTGAAGACAGTCTTGTGGTCATGCGCTTGTCGGACTGGACGGAGTTTTACATTGCGTACCTGCGTGCGCTTGGTCACCCCGCAAGGGACGACACTGAACAATCAAGTGAGATATAATAAGAAAACACTGACGCTCAACATCACCTTCATCTTCGTACGCAGATATGAGGGTAGCTACAATCGCCATCTTGGAAACCATTGCGGCTGCAAATGCGGCCTACTCCGTCATTAGGAAGTGCCTAGAAAACGGACGCGAAGTCACTGACATGGTAGGCCAAGTCGGTAAGTTTCTTGCTGCCGAAGAAGAGCTTAAAGAGCAGGTAAAGAAGAAAAAAAATTCTGCTATGACCGCCATAACTGGCGGGGAAGAAGGCGATTGGGAATGCTTCCAGCAGCTAGAGAAGATCACCGAACAGCGAAAAGAACTCGAAAGTTTTTGCCGCTTGTACGCAAAACCAGGAACGTGGGACAGGTGGCAAGCCTATCAAAACGAAGCACGCGTCGCGCGTGCCGCTGCAAAAAAGAAACGCGAGAAAGAACGTCAAGAACTTATGAATACTCTAGGCATGACTGGCGCAGGGTTGCTGGGAGTATTGGTGGCCGTAGGGATTGCGTACTTTATCGGATTATATTTGGGCAAATGGTAATGGTTGCGGCTACGCTGGGGCTTCGCCGCTGCTCTAGGTATTAGGGATGACGAACTTGTCGAACATAAGTATCTTGATCTCAGCCAACATAAGGAACTGACGTGGTGGGGATCGAACATATTATTACCATCGCTGTGGCCCTCGTCGGCTCTGCGGGCTTCTGGTCTTTCATATCAATGCGAGAGAAACAACGACGCGACGCCAATGCCGAGTATCAAACAACTTTAAAGACACAAGTAGACAGGTTGGCTGACAAACTGGACGACAAGACAATCCAGATCGAGGAACTATTAAAGGAGATCGCGGAATTACGCTCAGACCTTTCAGCAGCAAAAGCCACCATCACTCACTTGGAAACACTTCTGCGAAACAGATGATTGCCCAGCCAACTTTCTATCTATTCGGGACGCGCTGCTGAATTTTACGCAGCATATATATTAGAACGCATGGGACTACGTGTAAGCCACGTAGACCTACCCCACGACGACCTCTGGGTTCGCGCCCCCGACCAATCTATCAAGCGCGTACAAGTTAAGTCTGCTCGACGTGCGATCCAGCGGAAGGATCACAAGGGCAGAAGCCTAATCTACAACTTCAAGATAGACAGGAAAGAGCCGTACGAAGGCATCTACATCTTCGTGGCCCTCGACATTCAGAAGTGTATCGCTCGTACGTGGGACGACAAACCCCCCGTCACATTTAAGATTACACCTACTCGCTTCATTGCTGAAGACGAGACCGAGAGCATACAGCGAGAGTTTAAACTATGACAGTCAAACACACAGGCATTATCGTACACTGCACTGCCACACGTCCCGACTGGATGGCAGACGATAGCATCGGCAGGCAGGTCGAAGAGATTACCAAGTGGCACAAAGAGAGATCGTTCCGCACAATCGGCTATCATCTGGTCATCGGGCGTAACGGCGAGATCGCAGAAGGCCGCGCACTAGGCACGACAGGCGCGCACGCCAAGGGACACAACTCCAACATCGGTATCGCCCTCGTGGGAGGCTTCGGTTCGGACGCAGACGACATCGCCTCTGACCACTTCACTGCTCCCCAGCTTGCAAAACTTTACGAGACAATCAAGCAGCTACAAGAGAAGTACGCAATCAAGAACGATAAGATCATCGGACACAACCGCGTATCAACAAAAGCCTGCCCAGGATTTCGCGTACAAAAGTGGCTCGCTGGCGAAGAGGTTGCACGCAACCGTACGCAACCTGAACGATCCAAACCAACACAATCAAAGACCGTCAAGGCTTCCGCCGCAACCATTGCGGCGTCCGCAGGCACAACGGTCACATCTCTCTCCCGTCTCGATAGTACGGCACAGTACATCGTACTTGCTTTCGCGGGCCTTACGGTACTGCTGGCGATTTACATTATGAAGGAGAGACTTACTGCATGGGCAAATGGGTGGCGTTAAATGGCACGACTACAACTCTACGCACTAATCGCATCAGGTTTTGTACTTGGACTGCTCGGCATCTACTCCGCAGGCATCATGCGAGGACAAGACAAAGTAAAGCGGAAGCTAGACGAAGACCGCCTCAACAACCTCAAGACACACAAGGAGGTCACCGATGAAATCAATTCACTTGACGACCCTTATCTTGTCGAGCGTGCTACTCAGTGGGTGCGCAAAGATAAGCGGAAATAGTTACTGTGACATATCAAGCCCCATGTACTTCGAGGACGAGGTCGTTGTTGACATGCTCAGGCACGAGGACCGCAAGCTTTTAACTGACATCCTCATCCACAATGAGACATTCACAAGCGTTTGCGGCAATGACCCATGAAAGTGCTCATGGTTCTCTTTATAGTAAACGGCCCAAACGCTTACTCCATGGCACAGTCACCTGTTGAAATAAATAAAGACAAGTGCCTCGAAGCAGCCCTTGAATTTAACATCGGTGCCATAAAGAATTCTTCTCCACTCCGCGTACTTTGTCTGCCCGTACCCGCCGAGCAAACTTAACTGTTGCTTATGGGCAAATTCATGTTAGCTATGTTATATCATGCTAAGACTGAATAGACTATATGCAAGGCGCTTGATCGACCTAGAAGTTAGACAAGGGCTTGGTGACGTCTATGAAGGGTCGACGCCAGAAGAATCGAAACTTATAGACTACTGCATGTCTACTCAATTCCGAAGAATGTTTTGCTTGCTCTGCGTAAGAGCCGACATGGACGACAGCCCCTTACTGCCAAGCGACGCCGCCAAGGAACTTGGCGCTACTCGCAACACAATCGACACACTTATATCCGAACTTGAAGGCCACGATTACATTGACATCTTTCGTGACGAACGTGGTCACAGGTCTGTGAGTGCAAAGAAATTTATGACCGATGTGTTTATAAATTACTCCGACGCACTCGCAAACTTAGCTTTGAAACTAGACTTTGCTGGCATAAACACAGCACGAAAGTATGCCAAATAACTTGGCTCGCACCCGCCAAGTCGTTGTATATTTATTCTTAACTCAATCTCGCTAACATTTTTTTAAACCACAGAATCAGTGTCTTAGCCAGGAGTTTAAGGAAAATATGAAAAACTTTAACACAACCAACTTG